CTTACCAAATCTACCTGCTCTTGTGTAGCGATTAACATTTTTAAGCATAACTTACCTCCATTAGTGTATAATAAAAAGGATGATTATCTCATATAGAGATAACCACCTGCCCAACCTGTATAATCGGGGTCATGTAATTTGATACGGTCATTGATAACTCGTAAATCATATCTTACATGTTTTGCTGGTGCATTATAAGAAGCAGGTTTGTAAACTTCGCCTGTTTTCTTATCAACAAAGGCATGAACACTTCCTTCTCTATATTCATTTCTGTCACGAAATGTATCGAATTCATGTTGCATAACCTTGTAATATTTGCGTCCAGTTTTTATTACAAACTTGGTAAGATTAGCAGTACCATTGTTGATAGCATCTAACTGCTGTTTTGACCAGTCAGATGTATAAGTTTGGTGCATCCTTACACTATGTTGTTTGTAATTCTCTGTTAAAGTATCACAGTAGGTTTGTGTCCAGTCTGCAATTCTTTCAGATAATGTTGACATAAATGCTCCAAAAATGTATATTAGTGGGAGAGACATTACAGGTAAGTAATTTTAATCAAACATCATGTGACTGCTTCTTATCATCTATGCTAACTTGTTTACCAAGTCTAATTAAGATGAATGTCAGTCTAGTTTGACCTGTAACTGTCTCTCACTTACCTTACACTTTATGCGTCCCCCCTTCCTATAAGAATCTCTCTAATGTTCCTTTACCATCACTTACTCTATTTCGTATCAATTTATCATAGTCTTTATGCAACTCACATCCTATATAATCCCTACCCAACTCCTTTGCTACCATTGCGGTTGTGCCACTTCCTATAAATGGGTCTAGTACAATATCCCCTTTCTCACTTCCTGCTTTTATACATGGAATTATTAAGTCTGGTGGATAAACTGCAAAGTGAGCATCCTTATAAGGTTTGTTTGTTATACTCCAAACTGACCTTTTATTCTTCATTGGATATGATTTAGATAACCCTGATTGTAGTTTTAATCCTGTGCCTTTATTGTGATATTTGCCTTTAGTTCTATCTCTTGTACCCCAATCTTTTGCCTTCTCTTTAATACTTTCATTGTCATAATAGTATCGTTTGTTCTTACTTAATAGGAACAAATATTCATGAGATTTTGTACATCTATCCTTCACACTTTCGGGCATTGGATTAGGTTTATGCCATATAATATCTTGTCTTAAATGCCATCCATCTGCTCTTAATGCAAATGCTAACATCCAAGGTATTCCAATTAAATCTTTTTCTTTTAATCCTTCTAATTTATTACCTCTCCTTGCACATTTGTCTGGTAAATCTTGCTTACTGTTAGCAACAGATTGTTTAACTAATGCTTGACCTTTTCCAGGTCTATAGTTATAGTAACTGTCACCCATATTCAACCACAATGTACCATCATCAGCAAGACAATCTTTCACCTTACTGAATATATTCACGAGATTAGATATAAACTCTTCTGGTGTATCTTCATGCCCTATTTGATTATCTTCTCCACCATAATCTCTTAATCCATAGTAAGGTGGAGATGTAACACACATTCTAGGTTTATCACATATTCCTATTGAAATATGACTCTTTAATGTATCAAGTGTTTGAAGACAATCTCCATATAATATAGTATCTCTCATGCTGATTGACCTCTATTGAAAACAGTATCTACAACTGCATTAACACTTTTAGATGTAGAAATACCAACCTTATCATATACTGGAACACATACAATACCAAATTGTTTCTGTTCATTACCTTTGCGGATTACTCTACCTATTGTTTGACTAATAGTGACAAAATCCATATTGCGTAATAATAATGCTGCCTCTAATCCTGATACATTCACGCCTTCTGATAGTATGCTATGGTGCATAACAATAAACTTTCTATCATCTTCCTTACCCCATGTATTTAATGTAGTAAAGAAATCATCACGACTTACCTTGATACCATTGATAACAGCACCAGTCTTAGCAGTGATGTACATCCAGTTATATCCACGAGAATACAACTCTGTGGTTAGTTTACTATCACTAACCATATTTGTTATTTGTACTGTTCTACGGGCACATATCAACACCTTACTAACATTTTGTTCATCAATCGTCTTGAGTATGTTATCAGCATCATCATCACAGTTTGCCTTCCTATCTCTTATCATCTCTAATTGCTTGATTACAACTTTAGGTGGTAAGATATAACCTTTATTCACCAATTCTGGTGCTGGTACTTGCTCTAATACTTTACCATAAACATACTCATTGTTCATACCTATTCCTTCATCAGAAGTGCTAAGACGAGGAGTAGCAGTAAAGAAGAAGCACCTACGGTTATTTGTAGTTGCAAAAAATCTAGTAGCAGGGTGGAAGTGTTGCTGAACACTGTTATGTGCCTCATCAAAGTATATTGTATCTACAGGAATACCAGATTCTTGTATTCTATGTAGTGAATGATATGTTGTAAATATAATCTTACTACTATTCCATTTGTTTGCAGTCCAATTAAATATCTCTTTCTTATCTGTTGTTGAATCATGTGGAGTCTCACCACTATGTACATGCAATACCTCAACGGATTGCAACAGTTCAAGAAAATCTGAGGATAATTGTTGTGTTAATAGTATTCTAGGTGATACAACAACTATAGTTTGATTCTTCTTACTAAACTGTGAAATAGCATCACTAATCATGCAAATAGTTTTACCACCACCAGTAGGGACAATCACTTGCCCTCTTTGGTGACGGTTCATTTTATCTATAATTCTGATTTGATGCTCACGCAATTGAATCATATAGTACCTCCATGATACATCAACACTTTAAGCGTCCCCCCTTACATATAAAAACCCATATTTACCAAATACTTGATTGAATCTATCTAAATCTTTACCCAAATATACTATTGCAGATTGAAATGGTGAAGCACTTTTGGCATCACCAAATCTAACTCTTTTATTAATAGCAATCCAAGGATATTTTGCCACAGATTGCCACCATCTTGTAGATATATCTAACTTAAGTAATAACACCATCTCCTCTGTGTTCCCTGACTCATACTGCATTGCAGCATAAGGAACCCACTCCTTACTATTACTATAAGGATGATTCATAAACACTTTACCATACCAGTCATGTGCTAAACCATTAGTTTTCTCAGTATAATAATTAAGTGCTGGAACATTTGGGTCACCCTCACTATTTGAACATGGGTCTAGGTCAATCGTACCAAAGAACTTAACAACATCTCCCACAAAATCAGTGGGAGTGTTCCATTTATCAGTACGATTACCAGTAGTTGCTGTTAATGCTTTTAAAGCAGATGAACTCATTAAAATAATTCTTTTTCAAAAGTACGAGTAAGATAAAATGCCATTGCTTTATCCTTCAACCTTCTATTATTATACTCCAAAGGAACATAATTGCCAAGTTTTGTTTTACTTGCTTTGGTTCTAATCTGCAATAGACCATGTAAACCAGTAATCGTATTTAACTCCTTACCATTAACATAACGATTACGCACTTCTTTACATATATGATAGTAATCTTCTGCTAATTTAGTAAACAGTTCCTTATGACTTGTAGAGTTAAATGTTAATGACTCTACAAATTCTCCTGACTTTGCAAACTTAACAAACAATACATTATATAATTTTCTACCTACTTTAGTATCAGTATATAATAAACTAGGATTAAATATCTCATCTAAACAATGCTGAACCATAGTAACTGCAATGGTTTGACCCTCTTTAAATGCCTTCAATTCCCCATCATCAAAATCATTTAGTTTTGATGATTGTTCCATACCCAACTGTGCTTCTACCCATAATCCTCTACCACCTTTATTCCTAGCAGGAATAGGTGCATTATTCTTATCAATCGCATTTAATTTTGTTTCTGCTTCTGCTAGTAACATAATAAAATTCCATTCAATAAAGGAACGCTTTATGCGTCCCCCCTTACTTACTTGTAACCCTATGCTTTAACTCCTTCTCTGACTTCTTACCTAGATTGCTTAATCTTAAATCTCTTAGAGTTCTTTCTCCCTTCTTATATAATGCTTTGCGTTCCTTTTCAGTTTTACCAGATGCTTTCACTGGTTTATAATTAGGGTCAACTGCCTTAGTCTTCTTAGTCAACAACTCAGTCCTAGTCTTAGTTTTCTCACCCCTTTCTCTTCTCTTTCTCTCTAAATATGCTTTCTTCTGTGCCTCTTTTCCAGATACACCAGCAGTACCTCTTTCCTTCTGTGGTTGCTGTTCTACTTTAGACCTCGGTTTATTAGTACCAATATCTTTTCTATCTTTATAATCTTTAGCAGGTGCAGTTTTACCTCCACCTATTGCTTTAACTCTCTTCTTTTCAGCATCAGTTTTCTTACGTTTAGCACCTAATCTACCGACCTCCAATGGAGTATCAGTACGTTTGGACATCTTATAGTCATCAAGTGCTTGATGACCTTGTTCACCTCTAGTTGCTTCAGTAATAAAGTTATGAAAAGATTTCATTAGTATATAACTTTCTAATTATTTAGTATCATCCTTCTTAGCACCACCTTTGAATACCAAATCATTATCATAGAAATACTTAACTCTCTTTCTTCTTAACTCTTTTAAACGATTGAACTCTTTCTGTTGTTCAGGAGTATATAGAAAATTCTGTTTTCTCCAAGATTCACGAAGTTCATTAATTTCTTTGAGTAATAAAGATGGTTTCATTTTAATTAAGTATTGATAATAAGGTTACACTTTATGCGTCCCCCCCCTTTTATTCTTCTTCTTCCTCATCTGGTGCATCCTGAAACTCTTGTGTCTCTGGATTCCACTCCCACCACTCACATTCACAACCTGACGACTCTAGGAACTCTCCTAGTTCTTTTGTCTCTGCATCCATTTCATAATGACAATGACGCAACCAATCAACCTCAACATCACACCAACTCAACTTATTATCCTTTACATACTTAATAAGATATTCATCTAAATCAACATCCTTAAACTCTCCAAATCCTGGAGTATATGTAATATAGTCTCCACCATTATCATCAGATATTCTAACATCTGCTGCTGACCTTTTCATGAAACAGTATTTGTTTTCATCTGGATAAAAGAATCCTTCATGCAATCCTATTCTACTCATTCCTCTTCCTCCATAGTTAATAATCAGGGTGTCTCCCATCTTGTGATTTGTACATATCAAGAGATGCTTGCTCTCTTCTATTCTTTACATATTCTAATTGATGCCAACATTCTCTATTACATAATAATAATGTATGAATCATCTTATGCCTCATTGGTTTGCCACTTGTATATCTACACTCTTTCTTTGGTCTAACACCAGTTTCAATAGTGATATACTGTGATACAGAATTCCATCCTTGTTTAACTCTCTTTTCATTATCAACTGGGTCACCTTTAAAATAGACCCATCCCTCTTCAATGTCGCCATTTGGTCTATTCCAAATGACATAATCATCAACTTGAGGTTCATACATTGATTATAGAGCAGCAAAGTTTTCAGGGTATCTTGTATCCTCATTTCTTGCTACTTTTAATCTATTTTGAGCAACACCATTGTTCATTGCTTTCTGTATCCAATTATCACATTCTTCTTTAGTTAGATTTTGTGCTTGTTTATCAATTAGAGTCCAACCTTCTGTTGACAATTCTAATAATTTATACCTTGATGCTTCAGTCATAATAATACTGCTTTTAAGTATATATTAAACTAAAAAACCGAGTTTGTCAAACAAACTCGGCAAGATAATAATCAACAGTAACTTCTAATTTTGCTGCTTCCTGTTCACATTCTTCAATAAACTTCTCTAACATCTCATCAGTTTTGTTGAGAAAGTGCTGTTCAGATGGCATAGTAATTGTTGTAAAAAGCTAGCGGATGTTAGTTCTTTCAGTGGGGGCGACCCACGAGGCACATCCATCTCCTCGAAATAGTGTGTGAGGGAGTGGGG